CCATGTGCCATGGGCCCATGCGACGGGGAACATGATGGCCCCGGCGATGAGGAATCCCCAGGCTTCTTCGGTAAAGCAGGTGATTAGGTGGGTTAACCATGCGGCCAATAGCCACACTCCGATTGCTGATTGTAGTAGACCGCTCATAAGGGCTCCTTTGGTTCGTTTAGTGCGTCTAACTTCGCTTGGAACTCAGCCGCTTTTGATGCATTGAACGCCCTGAAATTACCTGTTTTTGAAGCCGCTGCTTCGTAATTGTCACGTTCGATGGTGTATTTGTTGATTAATTTGGCTCTGGCGAGCTTTTCCGCTAACGTCATTTCAGTGCTTCCTGGTCTTTATCGAGGGGCCATGGGAACCATAGCCCGCAATCGGTGCAGTGCTTGATGAACTGCGACCGTATTAATCCTAGATGCGTGCCGCCGCACCTTGGGCATTGCTTGGGTTTGGGTGTTGGGGTCATTCGTTGTCCCCTGCGAAAGTGTGGTGTTGCTCGGCATAACGTATACCTTTGTGAGAGTGCCCGAGCAATCGGCCGATCTTTCGAGCTGAGTAACCGTGGTGCCTCATAACTTGCACTGCGCCCAAAGGGATCTCCACCTTGTGTGGCAGGCCAGACTTCAGGCCCATCACACTGGCTTTCTTTAATACTGCGCTAGGCGACCTATCCAGTACCTTAGCGATGGCTACGACAGGTAGTGTGCCGTAGTTGTCTCTCAGGAGGCTTATTTCCTTATATGTCCAAGTCATTTAGTACCTCTCCCATTGCGCTGAAAAGTCCCACGCGCCTAGTGCGTTGAGCGTTGCTGCGGTGCTACCCGTTGCCCATTCGTGTGCATAGGGCACAGCGAGCCAGGCAATGGTGCAAATGTCACTCTGATTACAGCCTTTTAGCAGTTTGTTGTGGTGTGTATTCAAGGTGGAGACCATGTCGCGCTGATATTCAGGCGTTTTGGACTCAATCTCCACACTTTGCAGGTATTCACCGCCGTCCTTTGCGCGCAGTAGCACTGCACAGAGCACTGACCAGCGGTATTGCACGTTGGTCAGTGCCTCCACCATGAGTTTTGTGGGGTTAGAAGGTGTATTCGTGCTTAAATTCACAAACCGCACCTTGGTGTTGTCCCCACCAACGAACACTAGCGCTGTTTTACGCAGTGCAACGGTCGTTAGCTTGTGCATTTTCTTGTGGGGGTTGTACTTCTTCCTGCGTACCTTGGGCATTGTGCGAGGTCACTCCATTAAGTCAATGTCATCGTAATAGTAGGTATTGCCGTCATGGTGCTCATTGGTGGCAAAGTAACCAATACGGTTCACATAATGGTGCGAGGGACCGGTAATGATGACGTAGTTTATTTTGGGGTCATCGGAGTCTGCTTCGACGACAGACCAAATTTGGCTGTCGGCGTAACCTAGCGCAGTAAGCTCGCTGGCATGGTTGAAATAGTTTCCCTCGGACTCGTCACCGCCGTCGCGGATTTCTTTAAATGGGAATTGGGTATCGAAAATATGGTTAGTCATAATGTTCTCCTTAATCTTCGATGCAGCTGTAGTCTGGAATGTCGACCCATACCTTCTTGGTACCGCAGTTTTTGCATCCTGATCTGACTACGACCTGCGCAGCCCTGCTGAAACTGTTTTCGTGACCTAGATGTTTGTAGACCGCTTCTACTGTGTCGAAGCGGTCTCGAATAAGCATGGCGCAGTAGCCACCATCTATGAGGTCGTCGTCAAAAATGCAGATTTTATTGGCCTCAGCGGCCTCCTTAGCGTTGGTATAGCTGTCGGAGTTATAAACGCCGACCTCTGCAATATCTTTTCCATGAAAAGTGCTCATAATGTTCTCCTTAGCAGTGTTTTTTGTGGTATTGCGCTATCTTTTTTGCTGTTGCTACCGATAGTACGCCCTGGCGCATTTTGTCTATCACGCCGCTGGATACTCCAATCGCAGCCTCTGCCTGTTTCCTACTGCCCGCCTTCTTTTTGATCGCCTCAAAAAGCGTCAGGAACGCTGACACACTCGTCTTTTGGATATGCGGCGTTGTCCTGTTGTCCTGCTCGAACACGTCCCTGAAGGCGTTTTTATGCACGTAGTTTTGGCGTGTATAGGCCATAATGTTCTCCTTAGTGATATTCAGCGATCTCTCGGGCGAGTTCACGCTCTTCCATCCGTATTTCGTTCAATGCGCGCCGGGCGTTGTTCATATAGTTGGCATCAGCGGCCATTTTTGCATTGGCTTTCTCTACCCGCAGCTGTGCGGCGAGCTCATCATAGACACCGTCCACTAACCAATGGGCTTCAGTCCCTTTGAAGGGGTCAAACGGGTCGCGTTTTTTGGTCTTGAACGGCTCAGTAGGCAACACATTGTCTTCTGACATCCGTGCTAGTGACATAGTTGCTCCATAATCGCGTCTTCTACGAGTCCGTCTTCCAAATAGGACATGTCGCCGCCTTTTTCTTTGCGCACAGCCGCTGCGCTGAGCACAACGAAGTCCATGTCGCCCGGATCACCGGGGTCGACAGAGTCGTGACTTAAATCGGCGGGGTAGCCGGGGTTAAAATGGGTAATGTCTACGTCTACGAGCCAATCCCCAACGACCACTGTGTGTGTGCCTACGATATTCATAACGTTCTCCGAGTTTTATTGTTGTACTGTGAACTGATTACCCGCCTGATCGAGCATGTCGGGGCGGTTACATACGAAAAAGAATTCAATGTCAGCGGGGACATTCTCAGTGAGCGATGCCCACTGGCCGTTGCGCTTCTCGACAGCCCACCGTGGGGCTCTGTCTCTCCGAGCGCTGATGATCAAGGTGTCAATGCGGTGGTCTGGCAGCTTGTGTGCCAAGGCCCATGCTCGTACAGCTGGGTAGTTCCAACTGGTTCGAGTGTGTTCGTAGTTTTTAGTCTTCATTTATGCTCCCTGCTTATAGTGTTGTTGGCCGTATAATAAGCTGAGCTTATATGATAGGTCAAGACTTAATTCCAGCGGGAATCAAATTGTCCGCTCTGAGCCGCGCTACGTGCTTATCCGCTAAACGGGCAATGTGCTCGATTGTTTCCCGAGCCCGTTTCCTAGCCTCAAACGACGCATCAGGGTCTGCCAATACGTCTAGGTAGATGGGCAATAGGCCGCTCCACGTTGGTGTTGCATCTTCGTAGTGACCCATTATTCGTACCTCAATATGTGTTTAAGTTCTTCAATAGACTTGCCTGTGAGCTTAACGAGCTTGTCCACTTCGCTTTCTTCGTCAGTGGTGACCTCGATACCGCTAAGATGCGCCTCGATCTCACCGAGCTCTGTCATGGCGATGCCAAGACTGCCTTTGGCCTCATCGGCCTGGTATTCCATCTGCTCGATCTCGTCCATTAGGCCGCTAAATGTGTTTTCCATCTCTTCGACCTTTGTTTTAAGCTCGCGGATAGCGTCTTTGGACTCTTCAGTGATTAGGTATTTAGTTGTCATGTGATTCTCCTTAGTACTGTTCTGACAATGGTTGATAGTCTGTGTTAACCAAGTAGGCATCGTTGCCCACCTTGCTCACAAACCCTCGTTTTAATGCTTCAGCCAATAAATCCTCCTCGTCCAACTCGAAATTGAGGGCGGGGGCTTGTGACATCCACAACTCTTTTTGGGTGAATACTGTGACTAATTGCTCTAACATATGCTGCTCCTTGCCCGCTGGGCGTTGTTAACTGTGTGTATAGCCATCGGCTTCGATACCTAGCCACATGTTGCACCACCTGATCATGATGGCATCTGTGCTGCCGATTTCAGGTTGGGCTGTTTTGCGGAACCGTTTGTAGGACATGTTCTGGTTGTTTTGTGCCCATTTGCGATGGACTGAGATTCGTTGGGGTCTAGTGAGAGTGATCATAATGGGTGCTCCTTGCCCGCTGGGCGCTGGTCAATGTTCTAAAAACGACAATTTGACCAGCTGTCCAGCAGTATTTTGAGATTTGCTGGTCACCTCGTGCTTTTGACGATTTTTGATAACTTAAATGAATAGTGCTGTTCGTGTGTATACAATATATCGTATAGTGGTGACCGGCAAATGAGAATTTGACCAGCAAATAACAGATTTCAATGAGCGCCGGTCATTTGCTGGACAGCTGGAAACGTACACAGCACTAAGGCTAGCGCCATTTGCTGTCCAGCAACGTTTTTATCACTTTTTTTGCTGGTCACCTCTCAAAGTCACGGGGCTCTAAGGCTTAGTTTATATTAGTGTCCAGTAATGTTAATAAATGCCTACTACAAGGTAGGAGTGTTTTTACTATTTGTACGTGCCTACACTATGCCAAGTGGGACCCTCCCGAGGACAGGCTTTTGCTCTAAACAGCAACTATGTAGACAGCACTAGGGCTGTAGCCCGATTTTGCTCTCTTTTTGCCTCCTTGTTGAGACGTCGATTTCGTACGTAGGCTTACCAAAACGCGACATCGTGCACCAGCGGCCGGCGCGCGCTGATCGATGGCTGTTGTGATATTGTCTTATATGCGACAGCGGCCGTTGTTCGTTGTTCGTTGCTCATTGTCCAACGGACGTGGTCCAGTTTACGACGATCCTTGGGCTGGCTACCGGGACATAAAAAAAGGGCCAATTGGCCCTTTTCCATCGTGCCTAGTCGTTAGACTAGGTGCGACGTTGCTTGTGCGACTTTCACTAATTGCACGATGCAATCGTTGTGCGCCTTGCTCTCGGTGAACTTGGCTTCAGTACGCATTTGCATTTCACGCTTCTGATTCTTCTTGTGGCGCTCAGTGGCCACGAACAATTCATAGCGCTCAGTGCGCGACGTTGTGGGCACAAGGCCAAAGTGCGCGTTAAGCAGACTCACGTCAGCCATGGTCTTTGCAAAGCGCTCAGCGGTCTCTGTGACGACCTTATAGCCGAACTCAGAGAGCTGGATCTTGTTGCGATCCGTGTCCGAGAACACCGTCTGCTGAACGCCTGAATCGTCCTGCGCGCCGTACACGTTGCCAGACGCCTTCTGCTGCACCAGCATCTCCGGTGAGTTGGCCACCGTGAACGCGGCGTACTTGAGCTCACGCTGGTTAGAGTCCAGCGCTAAGCCGTTGTCGTCGCCAAACATCTGGTCAAACGTGGGCACGGTTTGGAACGCTGCGATGTTGGCGTAGTTGGCAATGGTGCCCAACTGGTTACACGCATGCTGTGATAAGAAATCGATCTGCTCTTGTAAGTAGGTCTCTACTGACGGGGTCATCTCGAACGTGGTTACTGAGTTTACTGCGGTAGCTAATTTAGTCATGGGATACATCCTTTATGGTTGTGCGCGACGTTGCGCATTGTTGCGAATGAACTCTTCGCGGTCTTGTGATGGGCTGTCAGCTTCTAACTCACAGTCCCATTGGTATGCTGCCAAAGCCTCATGCTCTAGCAGCAGGTCCAGCGGATCTTGTCCGCCGATCGTAGGTACGATGTCGTACATGTCATGTCTCCTTGAGTTAATGACACAAAACGCAACGAACGCTGTGCGCGAGGCACGAGCGTTCAGCGCTGTCCTTTGTCCTCTGCGATCTGCTCCAAGCAGATGTACAAGCCAATGCAGAAGCAGGCATAGAGCGTTGCACTACGTGCATCGATCGTGGCAAGCACGGCAGTGAACACCGTGCACAGTGCGATAACGAATAGCTTAGGCATGTTCATAGTGACCACCAAGTAGTCAACCTACGAACGTAGTGAGCAACACGCTCCATCACCAGCAGTGTGATGAGCAACAAGATGCCGAAGCCGTGGAAGTAGAACAATGCAAGGAACATTACGAAGAGTGTAATGGCGACAATCACTGCCGAGCGGAAGGTGAAGCGAAGGCCAGAAACAAGGAAGTTGTTCATGGTTACGCTCCTAGTGTGATGGTGTAGATAGTGAACAAAGCGCCTGCAAACAAGGCAACGGTGATTGAGGCTGTAAGGATTGTGTGAGTGAATGAATTCATGGGGTAATCTCCAGATAGTAAAGTCATAATTGACATTAAGACAAAACGTACGCAGCGAGCGGAGCGAGAAGCGGAAACGGGTAGGGGTCCCGGGCGGCGAAAATTGAAAACAAGGTTCCAATATCGGAATCGGGGGAAGGGGGTAGCTGTGGGAAAGAGTCCCAAACCCCCCGCGTCGATCATGGAGCATATAAAAACGCAAAAAAATATTTTAAAATTTCCATTCGTGGTACTATAAGCACAGCTAATATTTATTTGGGTGTCCGGTTGGAAAGCGCAAACAGGCGATTGCAGAAGAGCAGGAGTGCACAGAAACGTTATTACAGCGAGTCTGGTAGACCGAAAGAGATACTGAACAGTGCTAGAAAACGAGCAAGGAGCAAGGGACTCCCATTTACGATCACCATAGAATGGGTGAGGGAACGGATCGCTGAGCAGGATAACAAGTGTATAAAGACAGGGATAGCGTTCGATTACGAGAAGAATAAGGAATACAAAAAGCATCCTTATTCACCGAGCCTTGACCGAATCGACAACGACCAGGGTTATACGCCCGAGAACACGCGGATAGTATGTGCAATGTACAACTACTGCAGGAATGTTGCCAAAGACGGAGACGTTGAGTTCTTCGCTTGGCAGTTGTTTCAACATAAATTCGGCACTAGACCGGACTAATATATAAGCGGTGCTTATAGGCCAAAGATTATGGAAATTCCAGAAGATGCCTTTGAAGAAGGGCAATCAGTAATTCCGAAGTTGACGAAGCAGCAAGAGCAGTTTGTACGGTACTACTTGCTGGGGTATTCGACCACTGAAGCCGGTAAAGCGGCGGGGTATTCGCAGGCCAACTCATCAAAGTTGGTGAACAATGCGGTGATACAACGCACGTTGACCTATTTTAGAGAGAAAGAGTTTGATCGCATCGCGGTATCCCGTGAAAGCATCACTAAACTGTTTTTCGAGGCCCATAGAAAGAGCGGAACGGCGACGGAAGAGGTCGCTGCGCTCAGAGAGATCGCCAGAATGCATGGCCTTTATGAGCCGCAAAAGATTCAGACGGTCAGTGTAAACATCAATTCCGAGCGGCATATTGAAGCGGCAACAGATGCCGATTTACTCAAGCTGGCAGGTTTTGGGAACACTCATTTTAACCTTGAAGCAACGATCGATGGCGAGTTTGAGGAAGTAGAGGCCAATAATGGTAGAAAAGGACACTAAAAAGTGCTCGTTTTGCAACGAAGATAGGCCCATGACCTTATTCGACCCAGCGAGTGCCCCAACGGTGTGCTCCAAGTGCAAGAATCTCGGTCAGCACCGCGCCTTTCAAGCCATCATTAGCGATCCGGCGCGTCACAAAGCCTTTTTGAAAGAGAAAGAGAACGAGCACAAGGCTCGAGCAGCCCATGCGAACAAGCTGCTACACAAGAAACGCATCAGACAGTCGGAACGAGACACGTTGGAAAAGCAAGACCTAGGAAAAACACCGGATTACACCGATGGCAATGGCGTTTTTGACCCGCAAATGGCGGCGAAGGCCGAATTAGCGAAGCGTGAGCTGGCTCGGAGGCACCTATTGCCCTTTGTTCAGCGGTTCAGCGAGCAATACATTCCTGGTTGGGTGCACAAAGACATTTGCCTACGTCTAGAGAAGTTCTCAGAAGACGTTGCGGCTAAAAAATCCCCTCGATTAATGCTATTTATGCCGCCGCGGCACGGAAAGAGCGAGCTGGCGTCGAAAAACTTCCCTGCATGGCACCTTGGGCGTTATCCGAACCACGAATTCATCGCTTGTTCGTACTCCGGCTCGTTGGCCATGGGGTTCTCGCGCAAAGTGCGTGGTTTGTTGCGTGATACGCAGTACAACGCGCTGTTTGAAACGCGATTAGACCCCGAATCGCAGTCCGCTGAGCAATGGCTAACGACCAAAGGCGGCGGTTATGTGGCAGCGGGTGTAGGTGGACCGATCACCGGTAAGGGGGCGCACATTTTAGTGATCGATGACCCCGTAAAAAACCGTGAACAAGCCGAATCTGAGACCGCACGCCAAACAGCGAAAGATTGGTACACCTCAACGGCCTATACACGACTCGCGCCGGGCGGTGGCGTACTCGTTATCCTAACCCGTTGGCACGATGACGACCTTGCAGGGTGGTTATTAGAGCAGGAGAAGGACGGCGGCGACCGTTGGGAGGTGATCAAATACCCGGCGCTCGCTGAAGAAGACGAAAAGTACCGCAAAAAGCACGAACCATTGCACCCAGCACGGTATGACGCTGAAGCATTGCTACGAATTCAGAAGGCCGTGGGCCCAAGAGACTGGTCAGCCCTGTACCAACAGAACCCAGTCGCCGACGAGGGCGATTATTTCAAAATTGACATGTTCAAGTACTACCGCGAGAACCAACTCAATAGCAAAAAGCTCAAAATCTACTGCGCATGGGACCTTGCGATTGGTAAAGCCGACCGAAATGACTACTCAGTGGGCGTTGTGGTGGGTGTAGACCAAGAAGACAAGATGTATGTCATGCACGTTGAGCGTGGTAAGTGGGACGGTTACGAATTAGTGGAGAAAATCCTCGATATTTACGAAGAATACCGCCCGTCGATCGTTGGAATAGAGCGCGGACACATTGAAATGGCGCTTGGACCCTTCCTAAAGAAGCGGATCGCCGAGCGTGGCCTGTACGAGATGTACCTAATGGAACTAAAGACAGGTCGAAGAGATAAGGAAGCGCGTGCCCGTGCAATTCAGGGGCGCATGCAGCAAGGAATGGTGTTTTTTCCCAAGTTTGAACTGTGGAACGCTGGGCTTATGGCCGAGATGTTGCGTTTCCCGAACGGTGTACATGATGACCAAGTCGATGGTTTGGCTTGGATCGGTTTAATGATGTCCGAAATGTCCACCGTAATAGATAAGAAAGAAATTGAAGCGTCTTGGCGAGACAAACTCCCCGGACTGATGGCCCCTAACCGCAGTAAAACAGCGATGAGTGCATAGCTATGGCAAAGAAGACAAAGATCGATCCCCTTAAAGAAGGCAAGATCGTAGAAAATAACTGGGCTCGCTACACGCGGGCACGGGATGCGGGTCACCTCGACTACATTAAGACGGCGATCAAGTGCGATCGCTATTATCGTGGTGAGCAGTGGGACCAAACGGACATCGATGCGTTGGATTCCGAAGGTCGTCCGCACCTTACGATTAACACAATATTGAGTACTGTCAATACCATACTGGGGGAGCAGTCCTCTAAGCGTGCGGATACACAGTTTAAGCCTCGACGTAACTCCTCAGATGAAGTTGCGGCAGTGCTCACCAAACTGTACATGCAGATCAGCGATAATAACCAATACGATTACTTGGAGAGTCAGGTATTTGCAGACGGTGTGATTCAGGATCGAGGTTATTTCGACATCCGCATGAACTTTGACGACCATATAGAGGGTGAAGTGCAGATCACAGCGGAAGATCCGTTGGACATCCTGCCTGATCCAGATGCAAAAGACTACGACCCAACCACATGGAATGAGGTGATTAAGACCAAATGGTTGAGTTTAGACGACATTGAGCAACAGTATGGCCAAGAGAAAGCCGACCGTTTGCGCATGGTTGCCGAAAACGGCGAACATTTAGGCCGTGACTCAGTCGATATTGCCGAACAACGCGACGTGACCTATGGCGACGTGGGTGAAGCGGTGCTAACGGGCGGTGAGGCAGATGACAAACAAAGCCTACGGGCAGTGCGCGTGGTTGAAAGGCAGCATCGGAAGTTGGTATTGACGCCTCATTTCGTTGACCCGAAGACAAAAGACATGCGCATCGTGCCGGAATCCTGGGATGAGGAGCGAACAGCACTCTTTGCCAAGGAATTTGGCCTTGGAATACTGAAAAAACTAGTAAAAAAGGTACGTTGGACCATTACCGCGGACAAAATCGTCTTGCATGATGATTGGTCGCCGTACAAAGACTTCACCATTGTGCCTTACTTCCCTTATTTTAGGCGTGGTAAGCCATTTGGTATGGTTCGCAACCTGCTTTCGCCTCAAGAACAGCTGAATAAGATCTCTTCACAAGAGCTTCACATCGTTAACACGACGGCTAACAGCGGTTGGGTTGTCGAAACAGGCTCGTTGAGCGGTATGACATCGGATGATCTCCAAGAACGCGGTGCTCAGACCGGTATTGTGCTGGAATATAACCGAGGTTCACAGCCACCGCAGAAGATTTCCCCGAATCAGATCCCAACAGGGCTTGATCGCATTGGTCAGAAAGCGGCAAACAACATCAAAGAGATCTCAGGCGTTTCTGATGCGATGCTCGGACAGGACAGCCCTGAAGTATCAGGCGTTGCCATCCAAGCAAAACAGAACCGCGGACAGATTCAGATCCAGGTTCCATTAGATAACCTTGCCAAAACGCGACATTTCGTTGCGAAGAATATTCTGTGCTTGGTACAGTCCTTCTACAGTGAGGAGCGAGTCATCCAAATCACCCGAGATGACGACCCGATGAAGCCTCGCGAAGAGATCGTGTTAAATCAGATGACGCCAGAAGGTGAGGTTGTGAACGATATGACCGTCGGTGAATACGACGTTATTATTTCAACCATGCCTGCACGCGACACGTTTGATGAGTCGCAATTTGCAGAAGCATTGCAACTTCGACAAGTGGGCATCGCCATTCCGGACGACGCCATCATCGAATACTCACATCTACAGCGTAAAGGTGAATTGGCCAAACGCATTCGGATGTTGACCGGTGTTGAACAGTCCCCAGAGCAGCTAGAAGCGGCGCAGATGCAACAGCAGATCCAGATGGAACAAGTGAAGTTGGAAATGCAGAAACTGCAATCTGAGGCAGCTAATTTGCAGGCCCAAGCGCAACTTGCCGCAGCTAAAGCAGCCGACATACAAACCACGCCTGAGAAGGAGATGGCTGAACTAGAAGCACGCATGAACCTGAAGCGTCAGGAACTGGATGTGCGTATGCAGCTGGCCGAGTTGTCTGCAACCCAGAAAGAGCAGGCATCTGAAACTCAGGCAACCACCAAAATTGCAGCAGAAATAATGCGGCTTGGTGGGCAGCAGCAAGAGTACAAAAAACCGAAAGACGTAGTACTTTAACTTTAACCTAACGGAGGCCCTATGCCTAAATCCAATATAAGTGCCAATTTAGAGCACGATGACAGTGAACAAAGTTACGATCAATTTGCGGGTGGTGACGCCCGTGAAGAAATGGACCTGACCAACGTAGACCGTGGTGATAATCCAGAAGTTGTAGCCGAAGAGCCTGAAGAAGAGGTCGTGGAAGCGGCCGCTGAGGAAGTTGTTGAGGAGGCCGAGGAAGAAACGGTGGCAGAAGCGACTGAGGAAGCCCTGGGCGAGCCTGAGAGCGACGAACTCGTAGAAGACGAACTCGTAGAAGAGGTAGAGGAAGAGGCCGTTAAAGCGGACGAGAAGACGCACATGGTGCCTAAGTCCCGCATGGACGAAGAGATCGCCCGCCGACGTCAGCTCGAAGATCGCCTTGCCAAGTTAGAAGAGGGGGCAAAACCCCAAGAAGCGCCTGAGCCTGAATTCGATTTCGACGGCAAAGAAGCTGAATACATGGAAGCAGTGTTAGATGGTGAGACGGAAAAGGCTAAAGCAGTCCGTAAAGAGATCCGTGGCGAAGAGCGCAAAGCTATGGCTACCGAATTGCGCAAGGACATTCACAATACGACTAATGTGACCAAGCAGCAGTTGGACTTGGACTCTGCAGTCGCCGATATGATGGCGTCGTACCCTGTCCTTGACACAAATAGCGCTGATGCCGACCAGACCTTGATCGCAGAAGCGAACGAGTTGATGGGAATGTACGCAAATACAGGCATGGCATCGGCTGATGCACTGCGCAAAGCGGTCCGTATGACGCTAGCGTCGAACATGCCCGAATTGTTGCAGCCGCGAGCTGTTGAAAAGCCAGCACCGAAAAAGCGCACGACGGACGTGAAGCAAAAGTTGGAGGCTGCCGGCAAACAACCAGCGAAGCTTGCGGGTGAAAGTGCAGCAACCCGTGGCGAAGATGTGATTAACATTGGAACCATGACCGATAATGACTTCAACAAGTTGTCGGATGCTCAGATGAAGCGGTTGCGTGGTGACTTCGGCTGATGCGCGAACAAATCGAAGCTGCATACTGTGACGAATACCCGGAACTAAAGTTCTTTGACGATTTGGACAGCGCAATTATCGGTGTGAGTTTACTATCGAGTGGTGACCCTAGGGTCGCCTACTCAGCGAGTAAACTGCTCGAAGCGCTCGTTGAAAGCGGCATGGGGCGCGAGGAGGCTCAGGAGTTTATGGAGTACAACATCGAAGGGATGCACATCGGTGATTTCACGCCGTCGGTAGTAGATGACCTGTTTTAACGGGTCATTATTTCCCTTAGTTTATAAGCTGTGCTAATATATGGATACAGGCTCGTCTTGCAGTACGACAACTGTCCAAGCCTCTTAAATCGAAGGCCGCACGACACGCGGTAGCATTCGCCTAGCTCAATAAGGCCATGAGTTCGTCCCTCTCTAAAAGGTCGCTATTTCGTTCGGGCACGACACGTCCAACAGCATGCAGTGGTTGTCGCCCCTGCCTGATTAATGGCGACGTTTATAAGCAGTACTTATAATTTATTTTAATTTTATACAATAGGTGAACTCTCATGGCATTAACTAACTTTGCCGCTCTAACTTCAGAGCAAAAGACCGTATGGTCTCGCGATTTCTGGCACGCTGCCCGAAATGCTTCTTTCATTAACCAATTCGCTGGTACTGGCTCAAACGCCATGGTCCAGTCTATTACTGACCTAACCAAAAGTGAAAAGGGCGCACGCGCCGTATTAACTTTGCTAGCTGACTTGTCTGGCGACGGTGTTGTAGGTGACTACACTCTAGAAGGCAACGAAGAAGCGCTATCCAGCTCTGACATCGTTGTTCGTATCGACCAGATGCGTAACGCAAACCGTTTGGCTGGCCGTTTAGCCGACCAAAAGTCTATCGTTAACTTCCGTGAAGCGTCTCGCGACTCTTTGTCTTACTGGCTTGCTGACCGTATGGACCAAATTGCGTTCCTAACCTTGTCTGGCTTGGCATACACCAAGAAGAACAACGGTGGTGTTCGTACTGTAGCTGCAACCGGTCAGAACTTATCTAACCTTGAGTACTCAGCGGACGTATCTGCTCCAACTAGCTCGCGTCATTTGATCGCAAAAGCTGACGGTACTGTTGCTACTGGCGACTTAACGTCTGCAGACATCTTGGGCTACAAGTCCATTGTTAACCTTAAAGCCTATGCTAAAGACCACTATATCCGTGGTGTACGTGCTAAGGGTGGCGAAGAGACATTCCACATGTTTGTTACCCCACAAGGTATGGCGCAGTTGAAGTTAGACACTGATTTCCTAGCTAACATCCGTAATGCAGGCAACCGTGGTTCAGCTAACAGCTTGTTCTCTGGTTCATCTAGCGTAATGGTAGATGGCGTAATGGTTCACGAGTTCCGTCATGTATATGACACTTCTGGTGAAGCTTCAGGTTCTAAGTTCGGCGCTTCTGGCACAGTAAACGGCCAGCGCGCTTTGTTCTGTGGCGCACAAGCACTAGCGATGGCTGACATCGGTGATGCTGACTGGGTTGAAGACACTTACGACTACGGCAACCAGCATGGTATCTCTGTAGGTAAGATTCTAGGCTTCCGTAAGCCTAAGTACACCAGCATGGTAACTGGCGACACCCAAGACTTTGGTGTAATCGCTTTAGATACCGCGCTGTAAACAAAATAGGGCCTCTTCCCCCGGCCTAGCGTCGGGGGCTTTTTGGAGTTTGAGTATGTTGATTTCTGATAAGGCAATACACGTTAGCAGTCTCTCCGGCCAAGCGGTTTGGTTTGAAGCGGGTGTAGAGCGAGAAGTCCCCCCACCTTTGGTGGACGAATGCATCGCTATGGGAGCTTATCCCGTAGGCGAGAAAAAGCCGACGCAAAAACCTGCTGTCGAAGCGATTGAAGTAGATGAGGTCTCAAGCGAAGACCGCACTATGGAAATCATTACTGCCATTGAGCAGTTGGTAGAGGAAGGCGACACGAAAGCCTTCTCAAAAACTGGTGATCCTAAAGTCCGCCGCCTAGAAAAGATCTTAGGCTACGACATCACATCTGAACAGCGCGATATAGCTTGGGCTGAAATTAGCGAGGCGTAATGGCCATTTCATCGAACGACATTATCGGTAAAGCCCAGACGGTTTTACAGGATACTTCAGCAACTCGTTGGTCAACAACTGAGTTGCTTTCTTGGTTAAATGACGGGCAACGTGAAATCTGCCTCCTCAAGCCATCTGTAAGCGCAACCAACCAATCGGTGGCATTAGTCGCCGGTACAAAACAAGACATACCTGCAGGCGGTTTGCAGGTATTGCGTGTTGTGCGAAATCTAACCAGCGCGGGTGTAGGCGGCAAAGTAGTCCGTGTTATCAGCCGCGATGTACTAGATACGCGCCAACCGATGTGGCACACCGCCACACAAACTGTCGTCGCAGATCATTACACATTTGATGAGCTAGACCCTCGGACGTTTTACGTCTACCCGCCAAATGACGGGACGGGGCACATTGAAACAGTGTACGCGGTAGAACCCGCACAGGTAGCTGCGGGCGGCACCATTACCATCCCAGATATCCACTCAAACAACTTGCTAGATTACATCCTATACCGTGCATACGCTAAGGAAACGGATCATGCGGGAAATGAGCAGCGCAGTAGCCAGCACTATCGAGCAATGACAAGCGCTCTAGGTGTAAACATCCAGTTGGATTCTGTGACTAGTCCGAACATGCGTACAGTAGCACAGGGATAACCTATGAATTACAAAGACATGGTCAGCCTACTTCCATACCACATTGCAGGTTGCCCTGACTTTGTGGCGGAAAAGGCGATTAAAGATGCAGTGCTCAGCTTCTGCAAACGTAGTAATGCGTATCGCCTAACGCTAGACCCTGTACTGACAGTGGCTGGGTTGTATGAATACGATATTGACCTGCCCCGAAACACAAACATTACGGAGATATATTCCGTAATCCGCGGGGAAAAGGAACTCGAGCCTGACACCGAGCAAGGCGCAAATCACGCAAACCCTAAGTGGCGTACAGAGAAGAGTACACCGACGCACTACATACGCCCGAACAACAAGATGATGTATTTGGTGCCGGTACCGATCAAGTCTGGCGAAAACGTAACCATTCACGCCGCAATTAAACCCAGCCTGACCTCGACAAGCATCTCAACGGATTTTGTCGAAGACCATGTTGACGGGATTATGGCGGGCGCGATGGCCAATCTATTCAATGCTCATGAAATGCCGTGGGCTAACCCACAGCGGGCTGCGAAACATGAGGCAGAATTTGCCGCTCATATCAGCGATGCAAAGAACAAGGCCGCCGGGCGTAATGGACCAACACGCAGAACAGTACGATACGGAGGTTTGTAGTGGTCGAGTTAATACCCGCAACAAAAGCCAGTATAAGAGCCAACTTCGCCTATTTTGAAGGTGGGATGGCAGACATTATTGCCAAGGTGCGCGCTGAGTTTGTCACTGCCGACATCTACCATCACCTAATGCAGGGGAAGGTCCATCTGTACTGGGTTGAGGAAGGCGAAGACCGCCTAGGTTTCGTGATACTCAGCCAATACGATGCGGGCTACGAGGAAGTACCTACTTTAGTAATTGACCATCTATGGCTTCGGCCGGGGGTGGATGTGTTCGCAGAGGCCGTTGCTGCAGGCTACGATTTGGCCAGTACATTAGGCGTCGAGCGGATTGAATTTAATTCTGCCCGTTTGGGATGGGGCAGGCGTGTTAAGGAGCTAGGGTTCACCCCCTCCTTCGTAACATACCAATGTCAGGTAAACAAAAATGGGTAACTCAGCAACAAAAGCGAAACAAGGTGAACACGAAAAAGCGTTGGTCGAAAATGCGAACACAATTAGTGACCGCAATAAAAGCTTATACCGGCCGCTTGAAGCGGGCTTCGTTAAGGAGTCTGGGCGCGATGTTTCTGCTGTCCTTGGTGGTAGAGCAAATGCTGACACAGCTCAAGCCTTTTCTGCAGGTCAAGGTGCCCATCTGGGTGCCTCCGCTAGCAGTGGCGGCTTTGGCAGCGGTCGCACTATGATGGGCCAAGCCAAACAAGGCGTCATACAGAATGATGCGTTGGGCGGCGGACTAGCGGCGGCGAATGCCAAAGCGCTAGGTGTCAAAGACCAATCTCAATTGGGCGCACTCACAATCGGCCAAGGCGGTCGGAGCATTGCAATGCAGGGGTTATCCACCGCAGCGCGAGCCCAAAACCAAGAAATTATGGCGAAAGCACAGGCATCAAGCAGCATGCGGGATACCAATATGGCGTTTGGCCAAGACCTTGGCACAGGCCTATACCAAAAATTCAATCCGCCTAAGACGCCAAAACTTGATGCGATGCGCGCACAAATAGAGCAGTTCAAAATAGACCGGACGAGGGCGTAGCCATGTTAGGCAAAATCATAGAAAGCATTATGGGCGAAGGCACAAAAAAACATGCGTCCTATCCATCCGTCGAGCCCGGTGTAAGCGGGCCTCCAGGCAGAAACTACGGTGTTGCACCCGGTGCAAGTGGGCCTCCAGGCAGAAACTATGGTTCGTCGGGTGAGAAAACCAATGAACGCGCCAAAACGTCGACCCCTGTAGCAAGCGCCAAACCGGCCGCCGCTGCTCCCCAAGTTGAAGATGGCCCCAGTGCTTCGGATACCTTAGCGAGTATTTCTCGCGATGAGCTGAAGAACTACTTAGAGAAATATGGCAAAACTGAAGAAGAGTTGCTGGCGGACACTAATAGCACGGCTTTGATTGATGGGGCTAGAGAGTCTCAGGTGCTAGGCCAGCAAGTTTCAAAAGGCATGCAGCAACGCACGATGTCCCGATACGGCGCGAATATGACACCCGCACAGCAGGCAGCACAGCAGCGGATGAGTTCGTTAGGAAATGCGTCATCTTACGCAGGCGCGGTCAATAATGCGACGATCGATCAGCGAGACCGTAATTTCGGCCTAAAGGCGTCACTCATGGGAATGGGCAAAGAACAATTAAGCGTAGCGATGGACGGGCTAGGTAATGCAGCAGGTATGGAGGCGTCGAGAGAAGCCGAGTACCAGCGGGCAAAAGCAGCAGCCCACGCATCTAACATGAGCATGATCGGCTCTATCATCGGTTTTGGAATGTAGGAGTAGGAAATGGCTTATAACAACCCAATTTTGTCAGCAGTACTGGGCAACCAACAGCGCGAAATACAGAATAAACAGTTTGAGGCGAGCCTTGGACTGCAGATTGCTCAGTTTGCTGAGAACAAAGCGAACACTACAAAAGACCAAGCGTACCGTCAGAAGGTGTTGGGTGAGAATACAAGAGCGACGGGTGTTACTGAGGCAGCCGCTGCTGCGAAAGTAGTCCTTGAAGGACAAAGATACGACGCTTTGGCCGGTCAACGCGCTGCAACCCAAGCGCACACTGAAGCCTCTGCAGCGTACAACAGTGCACAAGCAACGCAAGTGCAAGCAGAAAATCAGAACGCCCTACTCAAAGACGAAGGCGGCCTTTGGTGGCAGCACATGATGAATCCTGATGGCACTGATAAAGCGTTGGATACTCCAGAGACTCAGGAGTATTTCGGGGCAGTTATTAACCAACCTGGGATTAGCAAGTTACTACTCACCGGGTCTGACGGCACAGCCTACAAGTTTAAGGGTATTGTTGACGCAGGTAACGGGCGTCGGGCCATCCAAATCATGGACCCTAACAACCCTGACAAAGTTATGTACATGTCAAAAGACCGTACCGCTGTGGAGAGTGACCCGCTCACGTCTATGGATTTAATGAGTTTTGACATCCTAAAATCACAGGTGTCGATCGCACTGCACCAAGCGAGTGGCAGACCACTGAGCGCGGACCTACAAGCCGCCGCGGACGGCATGAATGCCATAAGAAAACAGCCAAAGAACAGCCCGATACTCCTCGATAGCCAAACAATCCAGCAGTCTGCAGAACTGAGTGAACAGATGCAGGTCGAGCAGGCTGCGCAACAACAGCCACCCGCACCTGCTGCTCCAAAAGAACAGAAAGTTGGTGTGGCCGAAGCCCTAATGTCGGCAGACCAGGATCTGTCTGCGTACTCATGGGACGAACTAAATTCCCTGTCTGACAGCCAGTGGAGTAATGCGCTCGAAGGTTCAGAGAAACGGCTCCGAACAATGAGTCAGCATCAACCTAATATTGATAGGCTGATCAAAAGAAACAACAAGACCATGAGTTCCATCCAAAAGCAGATCGATAAGGTAGATGGAGAGGTGCCCGATGTGTTGCTGGGTCAGATGCAGCTACTTAAAAACAACGGCAAAAGGCTGAGCGACAGGAAGCTAGCAGGCAGTGATACGTTTGATTCCGCACAACTGGCCCACAACAACTTGCTTGACGCAAAAAAAGTTGCTGATGGCAAAAAACCAGCGCCTACTGCAAAAGTTAAAGCGGCAGCGAACATCGTTAAAAAAGCCAAGATCGATCCACGCCAGTCTAAAGATCCAGACCTTGCCGCTGCAGTGGAGAAGGAGATCGTTGCAAATCCACCCCCAGTTGCACAGGTTGCACAGGCACTAAGCACGCCACAAAAGATCACGCCGGGATTGCTTTACCAGCTGCACACGGCAAAAGCGCTGGGTCTTATAGACGACACAGCATTGCAAACGTCCCTAGATTTGGGTGTCTTCTCCCAAAGTGCGGTTGATCTT